ACGGATTCACACCACTCTGACCACCAATGTAGGTGATCAGGCGTCCCGTTGGTTGGGTCATGCCAACCAACCCACTTTCGCACGTACGCGTGTTCGAAAATGGGCACCGATGATGTCTCAGAGAAAGTACAATTCCTGGCCATTTCCCAAGGTCCACCAAAAAGAACTTGTGAGTTCTTATTGAGGAACCAAAGGTAGTAGCCACGAATGTCAACAAACATGCGCCTTTTATTCTTCGGAATAAAGGAACGTGTATAGTTGACATAGTGCTTTGTTCTGAGAGTTCCTGTGAGTCGAGCCATTTCAGGGTCCACATGGACACCCGAGATGGTGCTCTCTTGATAGGGAACGCAGTGTAGATGCCATTTCTCTATGAGAAATAGTAAATACTTTGCTAATTCTCCACCAGGAGTAGCAATACTAGCCATAGTATTTATAAGGTGGTTCTTAATAGCCTTACGGCCATCAAGATTCCTTATATACTGTGGTGTAACATCGACTCCATCAAATACATCAAGTCCGCAGGATTCCCTAAAGGGGCCTGTAGAAAAGGACTTGTCAGTATTGATGGTAAAACCCAGGAACCTTGTTAGCCGTTCATAAGGCTCAACTAGATCACTTTCTATGATGACATCGTCACCATAGACTAGAAATCTCTTCGAACCTACGGCATAACAAGCAGCAGCGAACAGTAGGGTTTCAATGGTAAATGTGCTTCCGTTTCCCATAGAGGAAAACTTGGCATACTTACCATCGCCGAACACCCCCCTATATTCGGGGGACCTAACTCGGGCTAAATAGCAATACCAATCCCATGGAAATAACCATGCGACGGTATTAAAGCTAATAGTATCCGAGGCGGCGGCAAAATCAATGGTGGAGAGATCCCCATTGATCGAGCCTTGCTTGGCAGCCTTTCTGTTGCAGTCCTGGTTAGACAAGTCTATTCCAACGCGTCGTAAACGGCGCTTGGCATACGTATCGAAAGCAAGCTGTAGGGGTAAATTACCCTCAGGCTCGCACGCGATCGTACGGCTTGTCTTCCAGTTCTTCGGTACGAGCTCAACACGATTACTCTTAGTCTCAACTAATCTCGGAGGTTCAAAACCGTAAAAACGGTAAAGAGCTCTTAGATAGTTGTGCGCCCCACGCGTAGCGTGGAGCTTCATCCTCAATTTCAATTGAGGAAGGCTTTGAGTTCTCGGACGTTGAGCCGTCGCTCCCGGAGTCACCTTCACTAGATGCGGTAATGCATCCATGAACGAGCTGAAGGGACCTAAAACGTTACGTATGTAACGTTCCATCTTCGACATCATCAAACTAAGATCGGGAGCTAAAAGCTCGCGCTTAGTGTAGAAGAAGTCGAGTCGGAAGTTCGTATTCCGGCATTTGGCCTCAGAATCTTTGAAAGATTCTTCGGCTGCCAGGCTACAAACATCCGGATCGGAAAACAGTGAATTCTTCTTAAAGAAGGCTTCAATCTGTCTTAGGTACCTCCAGTCGTTGATTGAATGACATGCCCAATCAAAGTGACAGGAGCAAGAAGCAAGTGCAGCCAAGTTACGTGATCGACGGAATCCGTCGACCTTCGCGACTAAAGCGGCATCTACTTCTTGTTGGTCTTTCATGTAATGTTGACAAATGTCATACGTTACATTTGTAGGTTCCATAATGGAATCCTCCCATGAAGTAGTGGATGGTGAACATTTACAGGTCAAACGAGATTTTGATGGTCTCCAAGATCAAGTGTATTGTTTCTCCTATCTTAGCGATAAGAGACTCAAGCACTTGACCTATGGTAGGCCAATCTGGTTGGACTTGCATGTTATAGCCATTCCTGAGTTGTAACACTGTTAGCAAACTCATCACCTGCGATAATATCGCGGAAGATGGCAAGCGCAGCGGTGACATCCGTACTCAAACCGAGTACTGGATATCTTACAACACACTCCATGGAGACCTTTTGAGAAAGAATCTCACCATCAGCGTCTTCAGTGCTAGATACTACTTTAGCACTGTATTCGATCATGGTTTGATTCCCCTCCGGGACACGCCTCTTTTCGATTACCAGACGCGGCTCGAGAGCCGTATGTCCGGTATACGTTGACGTGCGCGAGTTTCCCTGATTGGAAAACTCTGTGAGGACTGTAGTCATTCCAGCCATTTCAGTACTCCTTATGTTCGATGTTGAATAATGAGTGCAAGAAGGTCAAGTATCTTCGCTGCATTCAAATTCACTCGAATATGCGGTAGTAAAGGAATGTTGCAAGGAATGCGCTTTTGGACCTGAGTCCAACTTGAACCTGTCTGCCAATCCGTACCGGAATAGCCAGTGTTAAAAGAGGTATACATGTCGTATACTCGATCAACAGTGACTTGAATCCCGTACGAAGCGGAGTAGGTTTCAACTTGGCTCAGGAAAGAAATAGACGCTAACATTTTGCCTATGCTTATAAACCAATCCAATACAAAACTAAGTCTGGTAATTTCCCAGACCGTTTGTAAAGGATCGATTTGAAACATGGCAAGATCAATGTCAGCAGTCACACTCCCACGAACGTTTACCTCGACGCTATCTTGCCAGGTATGGTACCTGGTTCCGAAAGACCAAGGTTCGTCCTCATACTCAAAACTCTGCTTTACCGTAAATTTATGGTAAGCATAGCTTGAGTGCCGAGCGCGGCTTTCTTCGCTAAGGGCTTTGATCGCTTTGTTAAGATCTTCAAGATCATACATAAGCGTTCGCCACCCGTAGCGAGCCTGTAACCAATCGTTAGACAGACTCTTCAGCCCAAAGGGCAGAAGTTTGTTCAATGTAAGTAGGCGCTTGCCTACTTCAAAGAACATCCGTTTAACTTGGTGTAGCTCGGCGAGGAACGTCAACGTATCGTGGCCTTCAGTGTAGAGCTTCGCTGCAGCCTCTTGCACATAATCATCTGTGATGTTAGGTGCAACATAGAGACTGTTAACGTTCTCTTCTGAAGGATACCAGAATTCGTACGAGGCATGTTGGCCCAAAGATAGCCAAGTATAGATGGTGTAAGAACCATCTACCTTGGTCTGATCTTTATTCCCTTCAGTCGTTCCATATTGCTGGAACGAGTAGAAAGGAGTATGGACCATCAATTCGCCTGCACGGACTCTGGCATGGTAATTAGGGATATCCCAGCCAGAAATTCGCCACCAGTTCTTGGTGGTGAGTCTGTTCCCCTCCCACGTCGTGTACTCTGACGGTGGGGGCGGAACTTTCTTCTGACTGTAACGTGAAAAAGTATACACGTCATTATTATCCCCCTTATTTCTTGCAACTAGTGAAGTTTCCTTCCTAGTTGGCCCAAAAGAAGTCATACTTCCTCCTCGGATCTTATTACGACCTAGATTCTTTTCGGAAGCACCGATGGCACATACAGTGCCGAGCAGCATTATTTCAGCTGATCAGTGTTATTCCGAAGCGAAGAGCTAGGAATTACGTATGAGATCCATTAGAAGAAGTCTTGACTCCTCGCAGCATTATCCGACGCCCGCAAACGCCGGCCTTGGGTACCAC